TTGAATATAGAAACACAAGACCTAAGTCCTATCAAAGCAGACATCGTTGCACTACAAACAAGTGTTGCGGGGATTAATGCAAGTGTAGATATAATCTACGTTGATGTGCAGTCTTTAAAAAATATTAACGATAACCCTTTAGCAAATTAACAAATACAAATCTAAAAATTAGTATTAGTAGAGCCACTAGCAACGCCATTGCAATACCATATAAAGAAGTATAAATACTTTTATTTTCTTCTGGTGTTGCTTGTGGTAGAGGCGTTTCTTCTTCAACTATAGGATCAGATTCATGTAGTTCTTCATCAATCTTATCTACTATTGTTTTTGTAGCATCAACAGGTATTGAAATAATAGTCTTGCTTAAGTCTACTGTTTCATCTATAATAGCATTGCCTACTCTTTTACTAGATTCAATTGTTGTTTCTATTATAGAACAGGAGACAAGAAAAAATATTAAGACTACATTAATCTTTATGAACTCTAGCATCTAATTCTGCTTCTATTTTATTGTGTATCTTTTTAAACTCTACATCGGCTACACGTATTATAGTTTTTAAAGTGGCTAAAGTATAGACAGGAAGTATACCCTTCATCTTATCTATTTCCGCAATCGAACTCTCTGTTATTATTTTACCTGTAGCATCTATAAGAACTTTGTAACTTATTACATTTGCTTCCATATTATATTATTTCACACGCACCAGCAGTACATGCAAGCTCCTTAGTATTTTCAGTCATATCTTCTTTCTCATAATCCATCAGTAAAGACCAATCAACTTTGTTTGTTGTTTTCTTTAACCACTCTTTGTATTCTTTCTTTGTTATCTCTTGGTATGGTGCTTGTTGATACGAGTGATCTGCATATGGTAAGAATGAAACTCCTGATATAGTATCAAAGTTATTCCATACCCATGAGCCTACATCTAACCATTCGTTTTCACGCACCGATATTGTAGCAGAAGGTTTATGTTCGCACCAATGATCTTGATAAACCTTCCATATTTCAAGATGTTCTAAAGCTGTCAAATCTTTTCTAACTAAAGAATCTTTTGGAGATTGTATAGGAAAATAGAATACATAAGTATGTTCTGGTTTTGTTATGTCATCTTCGTGGTATACTCCTTGATCTACCATCAATTGAGCAAGCGGATCTTTCTTATCAGCACGAATAGTTCTTATATAGTATTCACTGTGTCTGGCGTGGATGCCACTAGCGCTATCAACCAATTGACTAACAGTACCGCTTGGTTTAACACAAGTAATAGCTACTGATTGTTTGATTCCTAAGTTAGCTGACCATCCTTCGTTCATTGTAACTGCTGAGTTCTTCAAAGCTTGTAATCTCATAGGTAAGTTTTTATCTGTAGACATTTTCTTGTTGTCCATTATGCCTGTAAGAGATACACCAAGTAATGATTCTTCTTCTGTATTGTTCTTCCAAGCCTTTGTCAAGTATCTAAAGTTAGTTAGTGTTGCTTGAAACGTACCGAGAATTGTAGCTAGTTCTACTTTTTCTTGAAGAGTTTTCCAAGTATCGTTAGGTCTTACGACAACTTCTGTTAGATTGCAGAATTGTTTGTTACGCAAGATGATTTCACTACAAGGATTACAACCAAAGTCTTTGTATTCTTCTCGTCTGCCATTCTTAGCCGCTTGATTCTCTGCCGCTTGACGATTGAAGATACCACGTTCCCCACTTTTAGATTCGTATAGAGATAACCATTCGCGCATGAAAGCTCCCATTTCTGATGAGTCTGTATAAGCTACTGAGTTGTTGGACAACGCTCTGTGTTGACTGTGTTCCCACCAAGAACCTGACTTAGCATTACGCATACGCTCGTCTGAGAGGTTGCTGAGTGAGATCAAAGCTGATCTCCTAACACCACCTACCACAACAACCTCTGCGATCTTACACATCAAATCATGACAGTCAATAGATACTAATTTGTTTTGTCCTTTAGCTACTGCATCGAAAAATATATTAGCAGTGAATTGAAATAGATCAGCTAAAGGTGCAGGACCACTAGCTCTACCGCCAAATGTTTTAAGTCTTGCGCCTTGTGGTCTGATATTACCTAGATCCCATTGTGGTATTTGTCCTGAATAAAGAAGAGACATAAATTCTTTGTAGGCTTTTGCCCAGCCAATCTTTGAGTCAGCAACTTTTATTACAGTATCAGTGTAGTGTATTTCTTCAGGAAGGTCAGGAAGTTTATTAATGTATTGTCGTTCTACGCTGAATCCAACACCTGTACCACACATGAGTATGTAAAGTGTTTCATCGAATGCTCTTGGTGTATCAACAGCAACATAACTACAGTTAAAACCTGCTACATTGTCTCTTTCTAATGCTTTACCTGCTGACATTAAGGCTCTCATACTTGGCATAATATCCAAGTTAAGCACAGCTTGTTCTAACTGTGGTCTCATGTCTGATATATCTGTATCGTTATTCTTCTTTAAGTGTTCTTGCATGAAGTCAAAGTATCTTGAGACTGTCTCTTGCCAAGTCTCTCGTCTGTTAAGTTCTTCATTCCATCTAGCATACCTGCTTAGATGTATGAACTCTTGATATTGTGTGGGTAGTTTAGTTTGTTTCATCTTGTTCTTCCTTTTTAATTACATCATAAACATCTGGATACTGAGCTTTAAATTGTTCAAGTTCTTCAATAGTTTTAGGAATTTTTATTCTTTCATTATATTTTTTAATCTTTTTGTCATAGTGTTTTTTCAAATCTTTATATCTTTTTTCATATTGTTCAGGAGTAAGTTTTGGAGTTAAACTATCTTCTTCTACCATTCCATAAACAGGATTTCCTTTTTCATTAAAACTTTTTACGATAACCATTCCGTCTGAAAAATATACATATTCTTGTCCTTCTTCTTCTACATACATTTCAAAATGGTCTTTCATAAAACTACTCATTTTCTTTTAAAACTCCCATCAATTTTTTCTCGTACCATTCTGCTTTCTCCAAATCCTGTATTCCGTTCTTGTATCTAAATCTCCAGCGATATTTCAAAGAGTTGCCGCGTAAATAGCCTACAAATTCTTCGTGTGTAAGCATAGCTTCTATAGCATCTATACATTCTATATCGCCTTTGTTATAGTGTGGTGGATGGTTAACTAAGTCTTTCATTTCTTCCTCGTTGTAGTAAATCATTTTAGCCATTATTCTTCTCTCCAATTCTTAGGCAAATTATCTTTATGAAACCATCTGAATTTATTTCGTTCTGCCCATTCAGCATGGCTTCGTTTAGTGCCGTCTTTTCTTTTTTTAGCGGCAGGCATCGCCGCATAAGGATCTGAAAATAAAAATACTAACTCGCAATCTTCTGGTAAATATTCTCTAACCCACTTGTATTTGCTATACTCAGGATAATCCCAGAATCTACCTTTAGCTTCTAAGTATATGATTTTATTATCAATTACTTTAATAAAGTCTGGATGATATTTATGTTGTATAGAATACTCCACCAATCCTTTATGGTGTTCCCAATTCTTCAACTCATTTTGATGGAGTTCATACTCCCATCTAGAGTGATATCCTTTAGGTAAATTCTTTTCCTTTGGTCTTTTTACTCTAGGCTTTCTCATTAGATTATTTCTCCTGTTGGATCATAGTTTTTAGAAAGCTTCCAATAAGTTAAAATACTATTAAACATTGCTAAATGTTTTTCATGTGATTCTTTATCCCATATATAACAAGCAATCAAGTCTGTTTGTTTTCTATCTACAAATATAGATACTCGTTCAGGGTTATCAAAGCCTAATCCTTGTGCATAAGCTGAGAGTTGCATCGCATGGCTATCATATACTAATCGTTTAGGATTCTTACCTTCAAGATTATCTTTAGTTTTGAAGTCTACGAAGATTCCTGATTCAGAATAAAGATCTATCATACCACCATAGCCTTCATCAGCGCAGAAAGAATCTTCTGCTATCCATGTTTCATCAGGATAGTATTCATCTAAATAGTTTTTTATTTCTTTATATGGTTTGTTTGTAGAAGTACCAAGAAATCCTTTTTCAATCATGGCGTGTATTTTTGTACCGCGTTCAGCCGCTTCCATGCCAGGTTTCTTAGCATCCTGTTTGCATCTGTAAATAAAAGATCCTTCTGACTCTTCTTCTCCTCTCTCTAATGTAAGCGCAGAATTTAAAGCCTGATTTATTTTCCAGTTCTCTAAAGATGGTTTAGCAATTAGATCCATAATAGTAGTGACAGAAGGAACTAAACCTAAAAGCCTTGCATCTCTTAAGTTAGTATTTCTTTCTTTGCCATTAACACCTATGATAGTGTACATAGGTTCTCCCTCTTGGGTGTACCAATGTCCTGATTCAGATGTATGTTTATTATATACCTGTGATTCTGATTTGTCAATTGTTTTTTTATTCATCTCTATGCTCCACAAATCTAAGCTCTCTAGTTTCAGGATTAAATCCTAAAATTCTAACTCCTAGTTTAACTTGTTTTTTAGTTCTTGAATGAGGAAGATTAGACATGTGTTGATAACCATGTGTTTGTTTCTTAAAAGTTTTAACATCTATTAATTCCATGTCTCCTTTTTTATTCATTGCTATCATATCAACAGGTCCTGTACATCCTGAGTTTTGAAAGACTTCATAACCATGATCCCATAACCACGTGACTGCATAGTATTCAGCAAAGTCTCCTTTCCTTTTTATATTCATTATTTTTTTCTTAATGTGTTTCATCCCATCCATTTCCTATTTTGTATTCACCATCTAAAGGACAGCGAAGATTTAAATATTCTCCTGCTTGTTGAATTGCTTGAACACCTAGTTCACCAAGGCGTGATGCCTCTTCTTCTAAAACTTCTACTTGCCATTCATCATGTACATTGGCAACAAAATTAAAGTTTAATTTTTCTTCTTTAGCAAGAGTGTTTAACATAATTAACGCTACCTTCATTACAATAGCACCCGCACTTTGTAGTAAAGTATTTAGAGCCGCGTGTTGGTGGCGTACAAAAACCTTTCTACCGTCTAATCCTTTAAGATAAGTTCTTTGTGCCGCTTCTTCAACTCTACTTCTAAGAGATTTAAATGATGGGAGATTATTAAGAAACTGTTGTCTAAGTCGCTTACCAGTTGCTCTATTTCCGCCAACCACCTCTCCAAGTTTTGCATCTCCTGCACCGTATAAAAGCGCGTAGACAAAACTTTTTGATTTATCTCTAGATTTAAGTCCTGCAATTTCTTTATTGCGGGTGTGGATGTCTCCATGTATAAGTTCATTTGTATATTCCTTATCGTTCATATAGTGTGCAAGCATTCTTAATTCTAATCCCGAAGCATCTATGCCTACAAGTTTGTATCCTTCAGGTACTGTCCAACAAGCTCTGCATTCTTTACCATACTCACTTTTAATAGAAGGAACCTGTGCCATATTAGGACTACGATGACTCATTCTATTAGTAATAGCACCTATTGAAAAGACTCTACCATGTACGCGCTTGTCTTCTACTACATCAAACCAAGAATTAATTTGCGCTATACGTTTTTGTAATAATAAAAACTCTGCAATCATTCTTGCTTCAGGTATGTGTTTTATTTTATTTAATGTTCCTTCGTCTATAATAGGCTGACCAGTTGGAGTAAACCTATTAGGTTCCCAACCAAAGTCTTTAAGATATTCACCTATCTGTTTGCGGGAACCAAGATTAAACTCTTGATACTTCTTGCGCATGAAAGGTTTATAATCTTTAGTTTGAAATACTCTTTCATATTCTGCATCAGTCAATCCTCTTTTAGAAAGATCTCCGTCTTTCTTTATATAAGGAGTAACTATTTTATCGTCAACCCACTTAGGTTTGAATACTTTATGTACCTCATCTTCTACTTCTTTCATGCGTTTTTTTAAAGAAACTAGAAGTTCCATAGCTTTTTTCTCGTCAAAATAAAACCCATGCTCTTCTTGTTGTTGTAATATTTTAGTAACTTCATGTTCTACTTCAATTGAATCTTTACTGAAAGAACTACCATCTAGTAAGAGTCTATCATATAACGCTTCATTAACTATAACATCCTGCTCACAATAAGGAATCATTTGTGGATCAAACTCATCCCACTGTAAAGGCTTCTCTGCTTTATATATCTTTAATCTATATCCCCAACTCTCTAATCCATGTCCGCCTTCACGTACTGGATTAAATAATCTCGACATAACTAACGTATCTATAATCTCTTTATCTTTAAGAAGATCTATATTATATAATTTATTTAGTACAGGAATATCAAATCCTATAATATTATGCCCAATTAAAATGTCTGCTTTTTGTAATAATTCTATGCCATCTTCAATATTATCTTCATCATATCTAAATATAAAAGTATCTCCTTTATATTCTTTAGCGACAATACACCAGATTTTATCTGGCGCAAGACCATTACATTCAATATCAAATGTTAATTTAGAAATCTGATTTTTCATTATCGAATGTCTCCTCATTTGTAAGTTCACTTAATCTGCCTGTGTCTGCATCATAAAGCAGAGAACAAGCATACCCTGTATATCCTGTGTATCTAGATTTTAATACGCGGACAATTGTTGTATTGGCTTCTGTAAGATCATCAGCTTGCTGATTTCTTTCAATAGCAACTACACTATCGGATAGTTGCGCTATACTTTGAGAGCCTTTAAGATGACTCAACGAAACTTGAACACCTTTCTCATGTCCTAAGTCTCCACCTACTCTGCGTAGATGAGATACAAGTATCATACCTACACCAGTTTCTTCTACAAGACTTCTTAACTTAGTCATGAGAACATCTATACCACGCCTCTCGTCTGTGTCAGGTAGTGATGATACAAGCATATGAAGATGATCTATAATAACCCACTCACATTCACAACCAATAATCATATATCTTAATTTAGAAAAGATCTCATTGATATCATTGACGCCAAGATGAGCGTGTATAAAGACACGACCTTTCTGTATAGTTTTATCAAATAAATTAGACAGCTTATCTTCTGAATAATTATCTCTAATCTCATTTATATATAGTCTGTCGTTAGCTTCAATTGATATGATACCATCGGCGGTGCGTTGCCAATTCTCTTCGAGTGCCATGATACCTATGTTATCCTTTGTTTGTTTAATCAACCAGTGTTCTAGTTCTCTAACAACACTACTCTTACCAAGTCCTGTTCCACCTGTTAGTGTTAGGAGTTCATTCTTTCTTAAACCATATAGTTTTTTATTTAATCCTTCATAAGGATAAGCAATGCTTTCTTTTATTTCTCTAGTAATCCACTTATCTTTTTTACTGGATAACTCTAAGATTCCTGAAGGTGTATATGGCTTTGCTTCGAACCATGCTTTAGTAAACTCTGCAAATCTATTATTGTTGAGCATATCATTAGCATCTTTGTATCCATTAGGCAGTTGTAATATCTTAGCCTTGCCAGGTTTTAATATACGCGCAACATCTCTTGCCGCTTTTCTACCTGCTTTGTCATTATCGAAACAAATAATTACTTTATCAAATGATTCAATAAATTCTATGCTATCTCTTATATCACGAACAGCACCTGCAGATCCTCTTTTGATAGAGACAACAGCAGATTTAATTCCTAGTTCAACAACGGCGAGAGCATCACACTCTCCTTCTGTTATTGTAAGAGGCATTTTTGATTTACCATATAGTTGTTCGCCAAATAAACCAGTACCTTCATAAGTACCATTAACTCTAAAGCTTTTGTTATTAACATATCTAGTTTTCACAGCACCAATTTCGTTGCCGTTATAATATGGGTAGATGTGTTCTATAACACTACCATCATTACCATATACAACACGAACACCATATCTTTTTGCTGTTTTTTCTGTTATATTCCTATCAGTTAAAGCACCATAAGTACCCGCGTATGAATTTAAATAAGATGTATTGTTCACTTTATTAATTGTCGTTGTTCCTTTTGGATTTTTGTAGTCTGTAAAAAATGTACCGCAACTAAAGCATTTAGCAGAGCCATCACCATTTAATGATACTGGATCTGAACCGCCGCATTTAGGACAAGGTAGTTTGTGTTTTACAAATGTACTTTGTTTTAATTCCATTTCTATCTCCATAAAATGAAAAGGCTAGACCTATGTTGCGCGTTAATTACTCGCGTCCTTTAACACAGGTCTAACCCAGTTTAATTTAAGAATCAGTAGTTTCTTCTACTTCTTCCGTTTCTTCTACCTCAGAATCTTCAGAACTTTCAGGCATTGGCGCATGTAATTGTCGCAATATATCTGCCCACCCATTTCTTCTGATTTGAGTATCTATTCTACGATCATCAAGTTTAACTGCTTCAGAATCAAGCATAACAACATTGTTAAATGCTCTGACTGATGCAGAACTGTCTAATTCATCTTGAAATATTTCTACTCCTTGATGAAGGATAGAGATTCTATTTTCATTAGTCTCTGCCATTAGAACTCTTCTCCACCTGCGAGCAATTCATCTCCATCTTGGGAACGACCTGCTACTAGATCAACAACTTGAACTGCTTGCAAATCAAAACCTGCGTAATTGCCGTATTGATTTTCGCCAGTATATTCAGTGAACTGAACTTTTACTGTAGATCCATTGCCTATTTGAATATCAACTTCATTCTTGTCAATATCAAATAGTCTAGGAGCCGCGCGTTTCATGCCGCTTGGTCCATCAACTTTACGTCTTGCGACCATATAAAAACCATCCTCATCCTGTTTAACAGGGAACCCTCTGGATTTATACTCATTGTATTCTTCTTCAGAAACTTCCAAGTTAATAGTATAAGTCGGTTGAAATTTAGTATTTGGAGTTGTAATCCATGCATACTTACATTTACCTTTCTTAATCATTTACTTTTCCTCTATTAGATTAATATTAATTTAGTGTAAGGGTTGTCGAGCAGTCTACCCTTACAAGACTTAATCGGTTCTTTATTTAGGAGATAGAGGGCATCCCGATACTCTAAGTTCATCCCTTTTCTCTTTTACTGCCACCAATTATACCACAAAACAGGAATAATTGCAAGCAAAATTTAATGTAATTGTGTGTCGTCTTCTTCTTCTGTCTCAGTAATGCGTAATTCAAGACCAATGCCACCATCAGTTCTTGAGATCATCTTTCTTATTTCTCTAAGTGGTTCTAGTTCCGCATCAAAATCCCAGACGGCATCATCCTTCAATCGTTTTATATGATATAGATATGCTACATTAGGTAGCTGTACTATATTATCTATTACTTCTTCTGGAGTAACACCAAAGTTTTTTAATTCTGTTGGTTTATTATTTCCTGCCATCAATACTGTTGCTACATATTCGTCCATAATACTTCCTTTGTTTTTTGTTTTTTATTGTATAAAGTTTCTAATTCTTTAAATGTTTTTATTTGTGGGTTTCTTTTTAATTGTTTTAATATCCAACGATCAGACATAAAAGATAACTCAAACTGTCCGTTAAGAAATGTGTGTGTTTCAGCACTTAAATATTCTACGATATTTTCTGTTGTAATTTGTGCGCCATCAACTTCAGATAATAGACTGCGCAACCATTCAACTTGAATAAGTCTCATAGTTTCCTTCAATTTTTTAATTTGTTTTTTCTTCATAAGATAAAGTCCTGTATTGGTGGTTCATATTCATCAAGAAATTTTATATTGAATCCTTCTTCTTGTTCTAATATAACTGGAACCATTAATGCATTACCAAAAATTGTTTTAGTTTCTGTTAGTCCTTCAACTTCAAACCAATATAAATCTTTCTCTTTAGATAGGTTTGTTTGTGATTGATAATACAACGCATAGTTGTGATTATACCATAATCTTTCTACAAAGTCTACTTCTAATATAATAGTAATTGTTTTATCTAAACTGAAGTCACCGCCTTCAATGTTTTGAGACAGCACTACTTCTTTTATTGTTTTTTCTTTTGGGTTTATATAATAACCTTTCATATTAATATCCTGATTTATAAATTACGAAGCCGTTGTCTTCAACTTTAGCTTTACCTTTAGCAAGTAGTCCTACAACTACATTGTCTTCATCCATGAATCTCATGTCATGCTTATCACCATCAATAACTTTACGACCACGAAAAGTTTTAGGTAGTTTTTTATGGAATACAACTGCTATATTATACTTAACTTTATTAAAGTTATTAGCATACTTAGAACTAGCTTCACTATATGACCATGTTAAATGATAATTTATTAGGTGTTTTATTTTTCTTGTAGGAATTTTAGTATAGTCATACCATTGTACTTGCGGAAACATCTCAAATATGTTCTGCCCGCACTCAACTATAATCTTTTCCCATTGTATATCGGATGTACCATTCAATCTAATAGCAGGCTTCTTACCTTTACGATCACACGCTTTAATAAATTTTATAACATCAAGTACTAACTGCGTCATAAACTCCGCCTGGTCATTAAGAAACAGATCAGTCTTGCGTTGTCTAGCATCTTGCACACTAGGGAATATACCTGCCACACCTGCTGTATTTAAACAAGCATCTTTACATCCCGCCTCAATCTGGTAAGGACAGATGCGTGTATTGACTGGTCGCAGGTGCATGATACATGACCAGTATTCATCTGATAGTTTATTACTCTTGGCAATCTTTGGATTGCTGTCTACTGATAATAGTTTATAATTACTCATGGATACCATCCCTTCTAATTTCTTCATCGAAATCAAGATCATCTGGTCTGCCATCCTCAATCAAATAGCGATAAGCTACCTGTCCAATAAAACTATTATCAGATTCAGGATGGTTCTTTTCAACTAGTATATTCTTAACTGCTTGTACAAACCTAGATGTTTCATTACCTACATGGTTCTCTAAAGCAGGAAAGGATTTACATAATAATGCAATGTTTTCTATGCGCCTCAATGCTAAGTCAGCAACATCTCTTACTGCACTTTCAGCACCAATCAGTTCGTCTTTGATTTTACTCATCAGACACCTCCTTTATTAAATTTAATACATTCTTTCATAGCATCTTCTAAAAAATAATGGTCGCTACTTTCAGTTCGATCACCAGCTTTCCCATCTGATACTTGAAACTCGGTAAACTTACCAATATTCTCTTCCCCAGAACAATTTCCAGTTATTCCTATAACAATACACCAACCATTGGGCTTGTCTTTTTGAAAGAAAGCCATTTCTTTTTCGTCAAATATAAAGTTATTCATGGTCTTTCCCCCAATATATCATCAACTCTTTGTTGAATAAAAATCATTCGTGCTTCATGATCAAATATTTCTAAAGCGTCTGCCTCGGTACATGCTTTTGTAATAGCTTGTGTCCACTTATCGCCTTGTACTTTTATAAAATTAAGTACCATTTCTGTATAGTTTACTTCGATTGTCATTTGTTTTACCTCTCAAAATGATATGTTCTAGGATTTTCCAATCCATTAATTAATTTAATATTCTTCATGCCCCGCATTTTGAATATGCCCTCAACTAAAAGATTGTAATCGTTTTGATTATTCAATCTGATAACTAAGGACATATTTTTATGCTGTCGCAGATAGTTTCTAGCATCTTCGACACTTTTAAGATTCAACTTAATGCCGTAGTGTATAGATTCTATCATGCCACCAACTTCAAACTAGGAATCATCTTCTCATTTAAAGTCTTTCTAACTTTGTCAAGCCGATCAATTTGTAATGATGCGTAGTTTCCAATAGATGATTTCTTAGTTACAGAACCATGTGTTGCCCATTCAGTCATAGCATTATATAATGCCCACGCTGTACCATCTAATTGTCTATTATTGACTATCCAATAATCCCACAATTTAGATAATGTTTTATTTCTAATTACATCTGGTTGATATAAAATTTCAGTTGTATATTTTCCAGAATTTAAATGCGCATCTACTGTTTTAGCCTTAGATAAATGTGCCAATATAGTCATAGCATCATTGTTTGTTATCTTAGTATCAACCATCTCTTGCCACAATTCAGTTTCTTGATCGTAGAATCTAACAGCTTCTGATAATTTATCAGCAACACGCTGTAGATTAAGACCTTTAGTGTGTTTAGATTTGTGGATTGCAAAGTTATTAGCAAACACTTGCATATTTAAACAGATAAATCTAAAACCACCGACCTCAACTGTGAATGACCACGAACCATCAAAACTATTTCGTGCAGATATAGTTAATGCTACATCATCATTCTTTCTACCAAGATTAACTCTGTGTTCTGGTAGTGTATAGATACTGTATGCTCTAGCACCATTATGAGAACATCTAGTTTCTCTTGTGATCCCAGTTATATCTAAATCAGATAACTCAATAACATCTTCTGCTGTTATAAATGCATCAATATGCTCAACTGGATTATATCCTTTACCAACAACACTTAATACTTTATTAGTATCTTCACGCACCAATGCTACATGAGAATCTATAGTGTCAAGGTGTTGTTTATAATAGCTCTCACCTTTAAGTATCATTAATGGTTCTCTGCGTACTGAAAAATCAGCACTACCATAATCGCCTAGATTTGCTAGGACTTCTGTTCTATTCATAATTCTATCTCCCGAATTAAAAAAATTAAAATTAATACACTCCACATCCTTTCGGTTATAGTTTTAGACTGTGATTA